TAAATCAGTTAAACGTAAGTCTAAAAAAAGTAAAAGTGTTAAACGTAAATCAGTTAAAAGAAAGTCCAAGAAAAGTAAAAGTGTTAAACGTAAATCAGTTAAAAGAAAGTCCAAGAAAAGTAAAAGTGTTAAACGTAAAAGTGTTAAGCGTAAAAGTGTTAAACGTAAATCAGTTAAAAGGAAAAGTAAAAGTGTTAAACGTAAATCAGTTAAAAGAAAGTCTGCATCTAAGCGTAAATCTAAAAAATCTAAATTAGTTAAAAGAAAGTAAGTTAAAAGACAAAAAATGGATGAATAGGAAAAAACAATTAAATTAGTAGAAAAACGAAAATTAATTTTAATAAAACAAAAAATTTATTTTATTTTATTATACTATAATAAAGAATATGGATTACGTTAAAACTTTTGATAACAACATCAATGACGTATTAAGTCAGTTTGTGAGAAAACCAACTTTAATTAGAGGTATTATCCACCTTTTACTTATATTATACTCTGCTAGATTAGCACCATCACTTCCTAAAAAAGTATTGTTATTATTTGAAAATCAATATTTTAAACTATTTATCTTTTCATTGATTCTTTGGACAGCTCAATTTAGTCCTTCTACATCTATTTTAATTGCTCTTGCATTTATGGTAACTGTAAATTATGCTAATCAGAAACCAATGTGGGAATTTATTGAAAATACAGAAGCAGCACAACAAGATAGTGCACCTAATGCACCTACTAAAGAAGTTGCAGTAGCAGCCACTTCTGCTATTGTAAATGCACAAGTTGAAAATACACCTGTTGTAAGTTCTGTAGAACAAAAACAAGAAACAATTGTTATTCAACCAAAGATTGTTGATACTCCATCTGGACCAATGGTTATTAATCCAACCGTTGTTGTTGCCCCTATTGTTGTTGAAACTCCATCTGGAGAAAAAATTATCATTAAACCAGATGTTTCTACCGTAAAAGTTGAAGAACAAGCTGCCGCTGCTCCTCAACTTGCCGCTGCTCCTCAACTTGCCGCTGCTCCTGAACCTGCTCCTGCACCTGCACCTGCACCTGCTTCTCGAAAAGAACAAATCCCAGAACCTGCTGCTGTTCAAGAAGGATGTTATCCAATCAGAAAATATGATATGGGTAACGTTTTACCACAATCATCTGCTGATATTTACCAACAATGGTCAGCTTAAATGGTTAAATAAAAATTAAATATTTAAAAAACAATTAAATATTTAATTGTTCAAGTATATATAAGGTAAATTTATTTAGTCATCTATTACACAATGTTTAAGTAATTGTAATTCATTTGTATTTTGACATTCTGGTTCATCATTCACGATTGTTGTTTTACGTGTTTGTCGAATACATTTTACATTTAAATTTTCCAGTTCGTATTCATCAAGATTTATTGTATTATTACAAGTAATGGAATTTTTAAAATGTTGTTTGTAAAATGTTCTTCTTTGAGCAGATTGATTTTTATACACTGAAAAATTATCTTGTAAATCTATAATCATTGGGTTTTTACAAGTATGATCTTTTCTAAAAATTCTTCCAACAATTTGTTCCAACTTTCCACTTTCAGCCTTTATAGAATTTTTCAAATGCCCTATAAATTTCTTTGGTGTTATTAAAAAGAGTGTATCCAATTCTTTTTCAGATACACCCTCTCCAAATGCACTAAATGTAGCAAAAATAACCTGACTAGCTCTACTAATCTCTAAATCTTTTTGTTTCATTTGTCCAAGAAATAATCCATATGTAAAACTAATGTTTAAATCATCATCAAAATCTTGTTTTAAACTTTTTAAATGTTCTCTACGATCACTTAAAACCAATATTTTTCTGTTATCTGTTACGACTAAATCCTTAATCGTTTCTAAAATCAACCGGTTTCTTTTAGGCATAGTTATAAGATCAGATAACATTGAAGTATATTGTATTTGAGACTGTCCTGTTATTCTATTAACTGTATTAATTTCTTTATATTCAGAACTATCAATACGAAGCATATTTAAAACTGGGGGCAACCCAGAACGTTTTGTATCAGATGCATATACTATATCTCCAATATGATATTTAAAAACATATTCGCAACCGTCACTCCGTTTTGGTGTAGCAGATAAACCTATAGTATATTTACAACAAAGTTTACTTAAAACTTGTGAAAATACTCGACTACTAGTATTATGGACTTCATCGACTATTACCAAACCAAAGTCATCAAAAAGAGAATCTGGATAATCTACTCTAGCCAAACTTTGCAACATAGCTATGACAACATCTTTTCCTTCTACCGATACATTTTTTTGACCTTGAATAAATCCAATTTCAATATTAGGAATAAAACGTCGCAATTCAGATTCCCATTGACGCATTAAAGGTATTTTATTTACAACTACGATAGTTTTCGTCTTTAATCGAGATAAAACATTAATTGACATGAAAGTTTTACCACCACCTGTCATACAGTTTAAAATACCTCCACCCGATTGTTTACAAGCGGATAATAATGCATTAACTGGTTCAATTTGATTATCAAAAAGTGTACCATTAAAATTTAAATCAAGATTTTCCCAAGATTTACCTATATAATTAGGCATATATCGTTTAGGATCTCCATATCTATTAATACCATACATTTTTGGTATATATATTTTATTTTTTGTTTCTGTATAAATAGGATAACTAGTATCAGTTTGGTTAAAGGTATTGTATTTATCATCTTGTAAAGGTCTTGCTCTTAATTGTGATCGTAAAATAACCAATTCTTCATTTGTTATAGAATCCTTTTTAATAACATATCCTCGTTTACTTAGATATGATCCAGAAGGAATTTCTTTGTCTTTTAAATTCGGAGTGTCTTCCATTAAAATAACATTAGTAGTTATTTTAATTCAATTTTACATTAATTTGACTTTAATTATCAACAATACCTCTTTTACTTGACAATTGAAAGTTATCGGTTACATCTACTACTTCTGTTATTTGTAAAGTAAATGAATAATCTAAATCATTAAATTCATACTCAACACCGTCATAATTTAAAATAGAAAAGTCCAAGTCATTTAATTGTGAAAGCGGTACTGAATCAAATATTTTGGGATTGCTTAAATAAGAAAATACCATACTTCCAGGTGATTGATCTAAAGTAATTCTAGCAAAAACATTTTTAACATTTCCAGTATTCAACATAGTTGCTAGTTGTGGACAACACAAGAAAGCATAATTTTCTCCTTGTAAATTTATAGATCTGTTTAATAAACTATTTTTTGTATTTGTTTGTTGTCCATTAAACCCGTGCAATAAACTACTAATATATACATTATTGCCACCACCATATTCAGTTGATGTAGCTTGAGAATCCGTATTGTAAAATGTAAATGTATTAGAGTCTAGGATATCTCTTACGGTAAATATTTTACTATTTATATTTGCTGAATCTATACCACCAGTAATATCAGATCCATATAAATAAAAATTTTGATTAAAACTGGTAATTCCTGATGTACCTGATGATAAAATAGGATAAGAATAAGGTATTGTAAATTTATCAGATGATGTAATTGTAATATTATACCCACCATCGATTGTAGGAGTTGTATCTGTTTGTTGAATACTAACCATATTATTTGTAGTATAATTATGAGGCAATTGAGTCTGTACTAATATTAAATTACCAAAAGTTTGCCCAGTAGGAAATCCTGTTGTATTTTCAATACTTACTATTTTATTAAATCCGTGTCCAGGAAAAGATACGGTAATTAACCCAGATCCTACTTTTGCAGTTCCATTAATTATATTTGTCTCATCATGTGAAATTAAAGTATTATTTATAACAAAAGTATCATTGCTTGGTACAGCAAATACAGTTGACGTTGACTTTGTCAAATCAGGAAATGAAACAAAATCAATAAATCTAATTGTATCACCTGGTTTTAATTTATGGTTGGGACATACAAATGTTGTTGTAGATATTCCTTTAGTAATACCTGTAATTATTGGTGTATGTGTTAATAATGGTTTGTTTTTAGGAATATATCCATCTGCTCCTGGTAATCCAGATGATCCACTAGGTGGACTGAAACCACCATCTGGAAGTGAACCTGGTATAACAAAACTTGTTGTATCAAAAACATTGTAAATAGTATATGTTTCATCTAAATTTGGAGTAGTTGTTGTAGAATACAATGTAACATTACTTCCTATATCAGTAGTTGTATAATTGTGTTCTGTAAATGTTGTTACCAAAATAGTATTTGATGATACATTTAATATTGTTTGAATATCAAATGTTCTAGTATTGATTGTAACCTGCCCAGTGTTATAACTTTCTAAAAGCAAAGGTGTATCTAAACGAATATTAAATGAAGTTGCCGATATTATTTGAGTAATTCTTTTATTACCATTTAAAGATGGTGTTGTACCGGAACCATTTATTGTACAAATCCCCCCTAAATTAGATGATATTAATCCATGTGCAGTTTTTGTAACTATAAGAGCTTGGTATAAATTAGCAATTGATGTTATATATGTCTTTATTAAATCTGAACTGTTTTCTAATGGATAACCTATATTAGGAGCAATTGTTGCTAATTTTTCTCCAAATAAGAATTTAAATGGAGCAATTCTACCTGTTTTACAAGTATTACCACCTCCGAGTAATGTTTCAGCAGCTTTTACATTAACTTCAAATCTAAATGAATTGTCATTAATTTTAACAATTTTATGCATAGTATTTAATGTAGAACCAGGTATACCAGCTAACGTTTTTGCTCCCTGAAGATAAATATACTCTCCATCAAAATATCCATGATTTGTTAAAGTTACTTGTATAATAGATGTATTAACAGATGTTTGAATAGAATTATTTGATAATTGCGTAAGAATAAGTGACGTAAATGTAACTATATCAGTATCAATATCTAAAGTTACAATAAAATAATGATAATCTCCTGATTTATCCTTTCTTTTTACTGTAGCTAATTTAGATACCATTTCTGTTTGTAATGAAGATGATATATAACTCCCTATACGTAATTGCACATTATATTCAGGATATGTATTTGTAATAGCATTAATCTTGTTTAATTCTATATCTTCTCTATTTGTCCAATATATATTGTGATTTGAATTATTAATTACCGCATTTGTATTTGGAAATTCTATACTTGCTAAACGAATACTTTTTACATTATAAAAACTCCGCCCTAAAAAAATTTTAAAATTACTTGGTCTAAAATATAAAGCTTTATTTCTATCCCTAGAATCTATACTAACATATGTTACTATATCCCTTGTCCTACGATTTTGTTGAACAAGTGTACTAACATTACTTTTTGCAAAACGATTGGTATTCATTAAACTCTGATCATCTGTTTCTTCTTCTAATCTAACACTCCTAATCGACATCTTTTCAATACTATCTCTTAATTTCTTTTCTTCATTTATACTCCGTTCTCTTTCATAATATTGTTTAAATTCACTGTTACTATCAGCAGATACCTCATTAGATAATTCTGGAACAGGAATAAAACTATTACTATATAAAAGGTCATTTTCATCCATATTGGTCTTCTTATCATATTTTAATAAATTATTATTTATTAATATACGAGTTTTTGTCATACATTTTTATTTTTTAATATACGAGTTTTTGTCATACATTTTTATTTTTTAATATACAAGTTTTTATTTTTTAATATACAAGTTTTTATTTTTTAATATACAAGTTTTTATTTTTTAATATACAAGTTTTTATTTTTTAATATACAAGTTTTTATTTTTTAATATACAAGTTTTTATTTTTTAATATACAAGTTTTTATTTTTTAATATACAAGTTTTTATTTTTTAATATACAAGTTTTTATTTTTTAATATACAAGTTTTTATTTTTTATCAGATTTTAAAGAATCTATTAGTAAAAGTATAAATAACCCAAATACTATATATGATACAACTTCCATTATCTCTTCATTTCTTATCCTATCGCTTTCTATACCCAATTGTTTCATAGCTACAGATTTACACTTGTTACATTCTAAAATATGTTTAACATAAAGCTCACATTCTGGTTCAGAACAACCCTTGACATCCTCAAATTTTTCTATTTTCTGTATTACCATTTGTTCTTTTAAATTTTGTTGTAAATTTGGTATTACCATTTGTTCTTTTAAATTTTGTTGTAAATTTGGTATAGAATTTGGTATAGAATTTGGTATAGAATTTGGTATAGGCAAATTATAATAAGATAAATTATTTTGTTCACCGTGTTTATTAAAACTAATTTCTGAAAGTTCATTTGTTTGTGTATATTGAAAAGGCAATTGACCATTTGTATTTACATTTGACATCTTTTCTATTTTAGGATTTTCTAATAAAGTCGAGTAATTTTCATCAGTTTGTTTAGATTCTACATTTTCCGGAATAGGAATAGATGATTGTTTATCGGTATATAATGTGTTTATATTATTATATAATGCCTCGTCATATACTTTATTTGAATTTTCAAAGTTAGGGAAAACACTTTTTATATATGAATAACTCATCTTTCTTATTATTATATCCGAAAATAATTTTATATAATATGTAAAATTATTTTCCTTATAAATAGTAATAATATGTTGTTTCGCAAATTCATTTTAGACTTGATAAAAGGTGTTATATTATCACTACTTTACTTTGAAATTACTAAAGCAAATGATACAACTATACATAATGTAGCTTTATTTGCATCATTTTATGTATCAATGGTTTATGGTGCTACTATAACCGGAATAGATCCCAATGTTATTACTAGTGCATTTTTAACAAAAACTGTTTTTACACTTGTTGATGAAAGAATAAAACGTAAAACGGACAATGATCCCGAAACCAATAAAATTACATAAGTCTCACACTATTATTTACCTTTTTAGGTGGCCTTCCTCTACCTCTCTTTTGAGTATTCATTGGTATACTCTTTAATATATCATCAGACGTTTCTGTAATATCACGATCCTTTTCACGTTTTCTTTCTTTCATCGTTTTTAAGATATTATCCAAATCTATATTATCTTGAATGTTTCTTGATGGACCATTAATCTTTGAAGGTGTTGCATCTTCTGTAGTTTCTGTAAATTCTCTTTTAGAAGCCATCAAATCTGTAGGATTTGGTATATCATATTGTTGTTGCTGGTATTGTTGTTGTTGCTGGTATTGTTGTTGTTGCTGGTATTGTTGTTGCTGTTGGTATTGTTGGTATTGTTGTTGTTGATTACCCTTTCCCATTAATCCACCTATGATAGATGTAAATGCACTACCAGTATCCATTTTTGTAATTTTTTTTGATATAGTAAACATTGTAGCAGAACTTATAATCATAAATATCAATTTCATTTCTGGAGACATTTGGCCTCTTCCCTTGTATTTTTCACACAAGTCGGCCATTACTTCATCGTATTCTTGATTTTCCATAGAATATCCCATCGCTTCACTCCAACCATCTAAATCTACACCAAGTGGATCAAACTTTGTATTCATCATTTCAACCCCTTGAACTCCCAACAATAACATTCTTTTGAAAAATGCAACAGATCTTTCCGTTTGTATTTCATTTCTTACTCTTTCATATTCATTCCTAATTTCATCTAAACTACTATTCATATCTAATCGTAACGAACTCCATTTCCCTTTTACATTTAATTTGTTAAATTTAAATAAAAATTCACTCTTTTCTTTTCTAATAGAATCATTTTGATTTTCCCTTTTAACAGTCTTTTCTTTACGCCGTCTCCCTTTTGTATCATCTGATACACTACTACTTGAACTAGAACTAGAACTACTATATGCCCTTTTATCAGGTGTTTCTATTTTAATATCCTCTTTTGTAGTCTCTTTTTTAGATACTATTGAAATTTGATCTGGTTTATTTAATTTCTTTTTGTTAGCCATTAATTCTAATTGCGATAAAGAAATATCTTCTGATTCAATATCTTGTTTATTAGACCTTACTGATTTTTTTTTAGAAATACTTGATGATTTCTTTGTACTTTTTATTGTAGATATAGACTTCTTATCTAAATTTATATCACTATTTGATATCGCATTTTCTTTCGGATCCATATTATTACTCTATTACAATAATATAAATGTTAATTTTAAACAAATAAAAATTAGTTTTTACTTAGTACAATTATATACAAAACCAGGAAAAAAATCTACCTATTAAAGATCCTGACCGTGAATTTTTATTAAATATATATTTCTTCCACGCTTTTTGAATCGTAATTGCAGCACTTGTTTTACGTGAATTTTTATATGTTTTATATTTCCTCCACACCCTTTGAATTGTAATTGTAGCACTCGTTTTACGTGAATTTATATATGTTTTATATTTCCTCCACACCCTTTGAATTGTAATTGCAGCACTCGTTTTATGTGAATTTATATATGTTTTATATTTTCCAGGATACAAATCCTCATTTTTTTTATACATCTTGATTATGTTATAAATTATTTTATTTTTAAATTTGATTTTAATTTTTAAAATTTATCGTAATAAAAAAATTTTAAAATTATATGATCTAATTCATTATGATTAATGATCCAAAATTCAAAATTATAACCTAATTTACCTGCAAAATATCCTTATTATTTTTTTAATCTTTAATCTTTAATCTTTAATCTTTAATCTTTAATCTTTAATCTTTAATCTTTAATCTTTAATCTTTAATCTTTAATCTTTAATCTTTAATCTTTAATCTTTAATCTTTAATCTTTAATCTTTAATCTTTAATCTTTAATCTTTAATCTTTAATCTTTAATCTTTAATCTTTAATCTTTAATCTTTAATCTTTAATCTTTAAAAATTTTAAAATTAGAAAAAGATGTGCTTTTATGGTTTGATTTTGTCAATTATCAACGTGAGACATAAGTAGGAATCGTAATATACCAAGATCCGCAACGAAATATTCCAAAATCAAGGGTTTATCATTTGTTAATAAAATATTCATATTTTCACACAAATGTGAAGCTTTGATAAAATTCATTAAATGACTTAATTTAAATTTACCTTGAACAATTTTATCATTTGTTTTTTCAAATTTTATCGATCTAATATCTTCGCCATTTTGTTGAAGCAATGCCTTTTGATCCTTATTTAACTTGTCATCTATTTCACTAATAGCTGTTTTAAATTCCGCCAACCCATCCTCACAACTAAATATTAATTGTTTACCTATACTCTTAATTTCTACTACCTTTCCTTCCAACAATTGAATATCCTTTATAATCTGTTGAAATTGAGCAGAAGGCATGTTAATAACATAATCAAACATCATTTCGGATATATTAATAACCTTGTCATCTAAAGCTAACAAAGGAATTTTATAATCCTTTACTTTACCCATAAATGGATCTGCCAACTCTATACCCAATTTATCTTGGTCATTACGATCCATGTATAAAGTAATAGTCTCTCTCCTATTTGCAGACTTGATTGTCTTGAAAAATGTATTTGTATCAATACCCAACACAACTGGATTTTCACAATTGTAACTTTCAAATTTATTTGCATCCAATTTAATATAAGTTAAGGATACCTTTGATGTATCTAAAGTAGATACTTTTATACAATCCTTGTTAATTAAAATATTTGTCTCCTTTATATAAGGTTTTATTACTTCGAATAAATTTTTAATAATTACACTTTTTAACGTTTTTATTTCAAAAATTCGTTCAGACATTTATATTATATAATAATCAAATTTTTAAATTAAAATTTACGCACAATTTAATCATTGTATATATAATCAATATAAAGCGCATATATGATATTAATAAAAAAGCACGCGCGTCTTTAATTAAGAATAATAAGTTATTTCAAATATTAATAATACAAATGGTACATATGCTGCAAAATTACACCAAAATCTTCCAATATTACTTTGTTTATATTTATATCGAGACAAGAAAAATGTAAAAAAATTAATTATTAGTAAAAACATATTAATAGGATATACCAATTGCAAACTTAAAACACAAAGTGTTAATAAGAATACACCGTATACAATATACCCCCTATCCATATTATTCCATTCCCAATACAAACTAGGAGACGACTCTTCCGTTACAATTGTATAAGATATTTTATTAAACGACATAATACTGTATATAGAAATTAATATAGAATAAACGTATATTGTAAATTTAGACAAATTATTTAATGGTATTATCGTGTTTATCAAATAAGCTAATACAATTGGTTGTAAATGATTTGTAATCATTGCGATTTTTGTAAATATAAAATTGATATTTGTTTTTCCACTGTTTTGGTTTAAACTTTTCCAAAATATTACATCATATATTTGCATTAATGTTACAAATGCAAAGAATAATGCTAGAACTTTAAAAACTTTTCTATAAAGTTTATTTTGATTAAAATTATGATTGTATAAAATAAAACTAGATATCATACCTATAATACTAGAATTTACACTGGTATTTAAATCATAACACATATATATAATTATATATTTTAATTATATATTTTAATTATTTGTATTTTCAAGTCTTAAAAAAGTCTTAAAAAAGTCTTAAAAAGTCTTTATTTTTCAAGTCTTTCAAGTTTTTTGACCAAACTTTTTTTAAATCATTATTATAATAATGTCAAATTCTTCATATAATTTTAAAGATAATTTAACTATTGATAATAACAAGTATTTAAAATGGTTAGATATTACTGGAACTTCTAGAGCAAATGTTATTGCATTAGACCAAGAAAATAATGTTAACATTAATTCTGCTTTTGGAAATATGTTTGTAAATTCTAATAGTCGTGGTAGTTATACTTTTATAAATAGTACTGATACTGGAAATGTGCTTGTAGGTACAAAACTAGGTGTTGGATTTACATCAACTTCAAATATGTCATCTACATTATCTATTGTTAAAAATGGTTATATAGGGGTAAATACAACCATTGGAACAAGTGATGGTTATCTTGGATTTTCTAGTAGTTTTAATTTATCAAATAATACTGGTAGTAGAATATTGTTATATGGGAATAACCACGGAATAAATCCTGGACAAATTCATTTGTATAGTGGAAATGTAGCTAATGGTAATGTTAATATATATACAGGTAATGATTCTTTAAAAATGCAAATATTACAAAATGGAACAGTAAGTTTTATACCAGACGGTATAACTAGTAGACTTACAATAAATAATTCCAGGTCATCTTTTACAAATGACCTCTTAATAACTAGTACTACAGAAAGTAATAATGCATCTACCGGAGCCGTTCAAATTATTGGTGGTATAGGTATCCAAGGTAATTTATATGTAGATGGTACTATTAGTTTAAATAGTGCAACTGGTAATATTAATTTTGATAGTACACAAACAAGTACTAGTTATACATCAGGTGCTATTTTTTTAAGCGGTGGTATAGGTATTTCTACAACTGTAAATGCATCAAGTCATACATCTGGTGGAGGAATTAGCGTTGCTGGTGGAGCTGCATTTGGAAAAGATGTATATGTTGGTGGTAAAATAACAATTATAGACACTACAGCTGCAACAAGTTCCCAAGATGCTAGTTTAGTCGTATATGGAGGTATGGGTATAAATGGTGCAATTTTATCAAGAACAGACGAATCACAAATACAAATTGCTCCAAAAACAAATGGTACAAAAAGTGAAATAGTATTTTATTCTAAAAATAATTTTACATCCAGTACTACAACCGACAGTTCTTGGAAATTTGGTCAAAATGTAAATTCAATTGGTTCAGGTAAATTTGGATTGTGGAATTCTGATTTTGGAAATGTAATAGTTGCATCTTATGATGGAACTACAGATTTAAATGGACCTGTCACTATATATAACACAACAAACTCTATTAATGAAAATATAGGTGGTGCTTTTACAGTTCTAGGAGGTGCAGCATTTAAAAAAGATATATACGTAGGAGGAGTTCTTACTTTAGCTGGCGGAGGAACAATTTCTGGTGCAGGAGGTACTTCTGAATTTGCTTATTTAACTTTAAGTGCAACAGATGAATCTATTAATTTGAGCACAGGTTCTCTTGTTACCTATGGTGGTATTACAATTCAATGCGAAACCGATGCCGTTTCAATTACCAATGGAGGAAGTTTTCTTACTGCTGGTGGTGCAAGTATAGGTAAAAGTTTATATATAGGTGGGCCAATTTTACAAATCCCATATGGCTCAACAGAAACTCGTCCTACTCCAGCACAAACAGGATATATAAGATATAATATATCAACAAGTCAATTTGAAGGTTATGGTGCATCTGGCAACTGGGGATCATTAGGTGGTGTTATAGATGTTGCTCAAACAACCAAAATTTTAGCAGAAATATCTCCTGGAGAAAACGACGGAAATTTACGTTTTATAACCAATAATTTAGAACGTATGCGTATTAATAGTTCAGGTAACATTGGAATAGGTACAAGTAATCCAGGATACACTTTAGACGTTAATGGAAGTATGAGATGTACTGGTATTCTGTATATAGGAAATAGTACTGGTATTCTGTATATAGGAAATAGTACTGGTAATGCTAAAAATGATTTAATAGGATCTAATGGAGCAAGAACCGTTTTAATTGCATCAGATAATGGTAAAAGTTACTTGCAATACAATAATGATTTAAATATATGTAAATTTGATAACGATAACGATAACGATAACGATATATCAAGTATTTATATTGGATCTACATCTGGAAATGTAGGTATAAATACTACAAATCCAGGATATACATTAGACGTTAATGGGAAAACAAGATGTAATCAAAGTTTATTAGCTATACATAATTCTAATACAATAGGTAATTTATATACAACAAACGGTAATGTCGGTATTAATATTGTAAATCCTGGATATACATTAGATGTAAATGGCACTGTACATATCAATTCTGATTTACACGTTGACGGTTTAATTTCTGGTGGAACTGGTACAGGAAGTACTTTTGCATATTTAACTTTAACAGCAACAGATGAATCTATAAATTCGAGTACCGGATCATTATTAACATATGGAGGTATAACTATTCAATGTCCAACAGATGCAGTTTCAGTAACAAATGGTGGTAGTATATTAACAGATGGTGGTGCTAGTATTGGTAAAAATGTATATATAGGTGAAAGTCTTAATGTTACAAATAATATTAATGCAAAGAATATCTCTATAAATTCTACACAAAATTCTATAGGTGTAGGTACAGGTGGATCTTTAACTGTATTTGGTGGGTCTAGTATTAGTAAAAACGTATATATAGGAGATTCTTTAACAGTAACCCAAAATATTCTATCTAAAAATATAATTGTAAATTCTACACAAAATTCTATTGGTGTAGGTACCGGAGGATCTTTAACTGTATTAGGCGGAGCTAGTATTTCAAAAGACGTATATATAGGAGGAACTGTTACAAGTTCATCAGATATACGTTTAAAAACAAATATAACTGAATTTAAAAATATATCAGAAAAAATGTTGGATAAAATAGATAATTTAAGAACTGTAAAATACAATTACATAAATGACGATTCTATGACACCTTATATTGGATTTATCGCGCAAGATTTCGTTCAAGATTTTTCAGAATTATTAAGATGCCCTGTAGGAGGATATTATTCATTAGATTATCAAAAAATGTCTGTAGTATTACTTGAATGTATAAAAGAATTAAAATACAAAGTTAATTTATTAACAAATGAATTAAAAGACAAAGTTGATTTATTAACAAATAAATTACACGAATTTAAACCAAACCAACGGGTTAGTCATCGGTAAGTTATAACCTAAATTAATTTGTAATTTTAAACATTTATTTATATTATATTTATTTATTTATATATAATATAAATGGATAAACAAGATCGTTCGTTCACAGTAGAATCATTTTATAAAGCTGGAAGTAAACTAAAAACAAATGGTGGTAGATATATTAGTTCTACACCAGCAAGTGCAGCTAAAAAAGCATTTTCACAATATTATAGAACCCATAAAAAAACCGGACGTTTCTCATTAGAAGTACATGTTAGGGAAACAACTAATGGATCTGCTCATAAAACATTCAAGTATCAAGTTTCAAAAGTTTCCGAACATAAAGAAGTTCAAAGAGGAAAAGAAACCATAGTTTATAATTATACAACTAAAATTCGATCATTGTAAATTTATTGTACATTGTCGTACGTCGTTAACGTCATTTACATTTTTGTTATTTTTGTCGTTAACGTCATTTACATTTTTGTTATTTTTGTCGTTAACGTCATTTACATTTTTGTCATTTACATTTTTGTTTTTGTTTATAATTTTTCATATATTCTTTGCGTCGTTCTATTTCTTCTGGAGTAATATTTTCCTTTAGTTTTTTACGATATTCTTTCATATATTCTTTACGTCTTTGTATTTCTTCCGGAGTTAATACCTTTTTCTTTGAGCGTTCTAATAGTTTATCCTTATTTTTTTGATAATATTCTTTATTATATTCGTGTAAGCGTTCCTTGCAATTAGATAAACGTTCTAAAATATCTTGACGATTTTCTTTATAATATTGCTTAGAACGTTCATTGTTTTTTGATTTTGTTATTTCTTTGTTTTTATGATAATATTCTCTTGCTCTTTTATTTCTAATTTCTTTTTGTTCTAAAGTAATCATCTTTTTTTATTTATTTTAAATAAAAATGTTTTCAATTTTTTATAATTAACCATTTAAAAATCACCACCTAAAAATACTTGTGTAGTACTTCTATATTCTTTTTGTCCTTGTACACTATCATTTTTAGGGGTATTCATCTGATAAGGTTGTTGACTAGCATCTCGTAAATAGTCTACATACTGTTGTATCTGAGAAACTATTTTAGGAACGATTTGATTAATTAGGATTGTATTTAAACGATATACTTCTTGTGTATATTTTTTTAATAAAGATTGACGTTCTTCTTGTGACATATTTTCAGTTATCAATTTTGGATGAAAACTATATTCAAGGAAAATAGCCCTCATAATAATCAGTAATTCTGTAGTAGATTGATTATCAATTACATATCCCATTTCTCTATAAACAATGAATTTAACAACATTTTGAATATTTTCTATATTATGCTTAGAAAAAAATAAAAACGTTAATAAAGTTTCTCCATATAGATTTTTAAATAAAAATCTAGTATTACTTCCTGAAACTTGGTTTTCATTTGTATTTAAATCAAAAGAACCCGGAGAAACAAGATCCGAGACTTTTTCTTTTGTTAATCTTTGACCTCTTTGTTGCCTAATAGACTGCAATGTTCTATTTTCAAGAGGTAAATCTGAACTAGGTGTTTCAAAAATTTCTTGATGAAATACCGGTACATTATCTTTAACATTCATATTAATCATTATTAGAATATATATATAAAAAAAATATTATTATTATTCCTCTTTATCAAAATTAATCTAAATACACAATCAATCTAAATCAACCTATAACATCAATCTAAATCAACCTATAACATCAATCTAAATCAACCTATAACATTTTTAATTTTTAATTTTTACAACTAATATCATATCTACAAATTGGACAAGTTTTATTTTTTGATAACCAAAATTCTATACATCCAATATGGAATTTATGATGACATATTAAAACCCTTGATATTTTTGTTTCTGCTAGTATCTCTGCTTGTATATCTTGGCATATTGCACAAAAAAATAATAAATTTTGCATTTCAATTTTAGTATTGACTAATAAATCTTCCAACGATAACCCCTTTTCAACATTTTCTAATTCAGATAATTCTTCATATGTTTCCGGTTCCATATATATATTTCTACCTTGCAGAACCGGTAATCTACTCGTATTAAAATGAATCCTTCTTATATATTCACCATATGCCAATCTTCGTAATAACCCATGTTTGTTTGGCAAATTCATTTAATTATCTTTAAACAATTTTATTATCTTTAATTAACAATTTTTTATTATCTTTAGAACTAGATTGTAAAAATGAATTATTAAATTTAGTTTCAAACATTTCAATACAACACCTTCTTTTTTCCGGATCACGAATATAATCTGTTAACAGAATTTTTATTTGATGTTTCTTTGTTTCATCATTTTCATTTTCTAATTTAAGATGTATTCCAAAATACATCATTACAAACATTAAAAACGTTTTTTTATCACTTTCTGTTTCAATAGCTTGTTTTATCATTGAATTACAATTTTCAGTATAAAACACATCAACCATTTCATCTATGAATGGATATATCTTATTTTCAACCATATTCTTTACACACTCGTCCGTTTTACTTTGTATTTGTCCACTTTCACTTTGTCCACTTTCACTTTGTCCACTTTGTATTTGTCCACTTTCACTTTGTCCACTTTGTATTTGTCCACTTTCACTTTGTCCACTTTCACTTTGTCCACTTTCACTTTGTCCACTTTGTATTTGTCCACTTTCACTTTGTCCACTTTCTATTTGTCGAGATACTTGTTCCATAATATATATATACTTGTTTTTTAAAAATTTTTATTTAAAATAAACTTTTTAAAGTAAAATTAATTTCTATATAAATAATAATAATAATCAAGATATATGTTTAAATTATCTGAACAAGTATCTCGACAAATACCATACTTATTAAGTATTATTATCATATTGTATATTATAAAACCTAATATCTTATTTAAACCAAATGGAAAACCTAGATTATATGGAATAGGTTATGACGACGAAGGTTATAGAAAAACGCTATATACATTTCAGTTTTCTATAATAATTCTAGCTTTATTTGTTTATTTTATATTTTGAATTTTGAATTTTATATTTTGAATTTTATATTTTGAATTTTATATTTTGAATTTTATATTTTGAATTTTATATATTTTGAATTTTATATATTTTGAATTTTATATATTTTGAATTTTATATTTTGAATTTTATGTACTTGCTTAATGAAATATATAATACATAAAATCATTAAATGTATTTTGTTTAGATTTCATCCAATCAGACATTACAGTTAATGACTTGTGAACAATATCTACATCGCAATCAATTAATATCATATCCCCTATTGATCTATTTTTTATTTTAACATTTGATTCATCTTTTGATATATGCTGAATATCTATAAAATGCTTATAATCTATTATGTGACATCCGTTTATATTAATATAATACACGCCATTTAATTTAAAAAATGAAAACTCTAAACGTTTACCGTTAAATTTTTTTATAATAAAATTATCAGTGTTTAAACCAGAAAATTGTTTTATTAATATTTTTCCATCACATTCTTTAAATTCTGTTATATCGCCGTTTTTACCAACGTGATTATCTATTATCAAATACTCTTTTTCCATTACTATATAGTACAAAATTAATTTTTTCAATTACATATAGTATAAAAAAATTTTTTTTCTTTATTATATTATATAATAATGGAAACTATAACTATAATAATAATAATATTAATAATAATATGCATCAGTAGTAGTATCGGAGCTGGTATATATCTAAGTTCAAGTTCTGAAACTGAAACTGCTTCAGGTGACTCTAAAACTGATTCAGGTGCTTCAGGTGCTTCAGGTGCTTCAGGTGCTTCAGGTGCTTCAGGTGCTTCAGGTGCTTCAGGTGCTTCAGGTGCTTCAGGTGCTTCAGGTGCTTCAGGTGCTTCAGGTGCTTCAGGTACTAGTAGTACTTCAGTTTTTAAAGTAATTGGGTCAAGTGATACTAATTTCGACGATGAAGGTGGTGGAAATACTATATCTCTTGATAGACAACACGTTAATTGTAAAGATAATGCTATTAAACGTTTTCATTTAGCAAGAGAATACGACAAAGATAAAATTCCAACGGGTAAAATGAAATACGAAGTGTCTTGTTCAAGTGGTGATTTAGGTTCAGCAACTAATAAAGATACAGGAGCAAATGATTGGGGTAATGGTAATACTATTTATCTTGATAGACACAATATTGATTGCGGAAGTGATTCTGTATTATCACAATTTCGTTTAATTAGACCATCTGAAAGTCAAATACGCTATGATTATACATGTAAAAAATCTAATAAACCATTAACTTGTAGGGATGTAACTACACCAGCAAATGATTGGGGTGGTGGCAATAGTATATTTCTTGATAAACACGATGTTAGTTGTAATGAAAATGAAGTACTTTCTCAAGTGCATTTGACTAGACCAACTGGTGGTGAAATTTCATATAAATACAAATGTTGTAAATATTAATTTTAATATTTTGCCAATATTTCGCATTTTATCAAAAAGTAATTTCTATTTGTATAGTATATATGATTCCAGATAAGTTATTAATAAATCTTAAAATCATTAGTAAGATTCAAAAAAACGGTAGAATTGCAAGAAGTTATGATGGTATAATTTCTTTAGAAAATGACGTATTTTATCAATCTGTAAAAAGATTTGTATCAAATGATTCTAGACGTCAAGCAATATTTGAAATTAATAGTGTTATAACAGAATGTGTAGAAATTCTATATCATATACTTAATTCAAAACATATGAATAAAAATTTTTGTCAATCTGACGAATACATCAAGGCTTGTGAAAATATAAATCTTATTATTCACGAAATGGAATTAGCAAGGTGTGGTGTTGAAAATTTAAAATTTACATATCAAAATGATCCAAATATTGTTTCACAAATAGATATTGTAATATTAAAAATTAATACAACAGTTAAAGACATTTCACAAAAATTGATTTACTTCGAATCATTTTTACAAAATAATCATTACGAGACGTTATCTTACTATAATAATGTTATTCACCAAGGGCAAGGTAACCTTAACGCAGAGTACGTAAGTGGGCAAGGTAATATTAACGCAGAGTACGTAAGTGGGCAAGGTAATATTAACGCAGAGTACGTAAGTGGGCAAGGTAATATTAACGCAGAGTACGTAAGTGGGCAAGGTACCCCTAGTATCTCCAACATTATTATACCTATAAATAACGTAGATGTTTCTTCAAATGGTGTCAATTCTACTAGTTATCAAAATTCTGTACAAAATTCTTTACCAGAATTAACATCTATTAAAATAGAAGGTAATGAAATTTACGATGACGATGATGATAATTAAATTAAAATTTTAATAATATTTAATTTATATTATTAATATATAGTAAATATGTCATTAAATCAAATTGCAAATATATCAAATGCAGTTCCTATATTAAAACAGGAACGTAGTGAAATTACGACCAATCCATTTATACCAAATTCGCAAAAAATAAAAGAATTAGAGGAATTAGATAAAGAAGCTGCAAATATTATAGAAACAGAATATAATAAAAATAAAACTACAAGTATATATAATTTATCTATAAAAGAAATTAACAAAAATGTTTCATCTAGTGTTATAGGATTATTAGATGATTTATTTAAAAAACCAAAAGATATACCTTGGAGATTATATTTACCAATGATTATTCAAAAAGATCAAAGATATACTTATATAGGAGTTTTATTTATAATAGTTGCAATTTATATGTTATTAGTCAAGTAATTTTACAGATACATATTTAAATAACTAGTATCATCTGTTTTTAATTTTAAAACATCGTCTGTATATGTTCTAGTTATAATAATATTTTTATCATTGTTTTCTCGTTTTAATTTGTCAAAATTCCCAATTAAAATGTCATAATTAAGTCTATTAATTATTTTTTCAATATTTTTTCGTAATTGCCTAACGCCACTTTCTTTTGTTGTTTTGTTAGAAATAATATATTCTATAACTTCTTTATCAATAACAATATTAAAATCATCCTTTAGCTTTACAGAATTTAAAATTTCAGGGATAATTTTATCTTGACAAATTATTAATTTATCTTGCAAATTAGGAGGATCTATATATATAATTTTCAATCTATCAGCTACAATATCATCTATTTTTGTAATATCATTAAAAGCTAAAACAAAAAAGACTTTTGATAAGTCTAAAGTAATACTAGAAAGATAATTATCTTGAAATTCTGTATTTTGTTCTTCATCGAGTAAATGAGTTAATGTACCAAAAATTTCAGTTGCTTTATTTTCACTAATTTTATCTAGTTCATCTAAATAAATTATTGGATTCATATATTCAGAATTTGTGAAAATTTCTGCTATTTTACCAGGTTTAGATCCGACATATGTTTCACTATGCCCTGTTAAAACAGATACATCATTAAGACCACCAAAATTAATTTGATAAAAAGGCAACTCCAAGGCATCAGCTAAAGATCTTATGAGCTTAGTTTTTCCGACACCTGCATTGCCATAAAGAGCTAAAACGTGCCCTCGACTATTAGGATTTGTTATTTTTTTAGCAACAAATTCCATCATTTCTTGTTTAACTTCTTCTAATCCATAAATATTTTTGTCTAATTTTTGTTTTACTAGATCAAAAAAATCTTTAATCTTCTCTTGTGAATCATCTTTTGTTACAGGCATAGATTTATATTTTCCATATGGAATCTTACTAACTGTCTTGATCCAATTCATTCCCTTTGAATAATCACTACCATACATTTTTGAAGTATTGTCGTATTTATCTATTATAAACGATTTTGTATTCAAGTCCGTATTCATTAATAACAAACGGTCACGTAAACTAGATATTTCTTCGTCATTATCTAATTTTTGTCGTTTATGATTTTGTAAATCATCTTCTATACATCTCAAGCGCTTTTTTAAATCATTTTGTTTTTGATTTTCTATATAATCTGTACATTTTCCATCATCCGATAACGCCTTTGCTGCCTTTGCTGCCTTTGTTGCCTTTGTTGCCTTTGTTGCCTTTATAATACCTTGCCGAAATTTCATCGGTAAGGTGGAAGTAACGGGTGCAAATTCATCAACTTCATCAACAACGTCAACTTCATCAACTTCGTCATCAACGTCAACTTCATCAACGTCAACTTCATCAAAGTCATCGTCGTGATTATTTAAATTTGCTGTAATAATTTTTAAAATAGTATTCATTTTAATTGGTTTTAGTTTAATAACATCATTTTTTTCATTTTGGTTGTCTTCTTGGTCGTCTTCTTGGTCATTTTGGTTGTCTTCTTGGTCGTCTTCTTGGTCGTCTTCTTGGTTGTCTTCTTGTTCATTTTGGTTGTCTTCTTGTTCATTTTGGTTGTCTTTTGTAAAATTGTAATTAGTATAGTTACAAGTATTTTTTATCAAATCATCTAGAAAAGCAGATGAAATTGATACCCAATACATATCAATTTTATTAGGAAATGTTAAATTATTTGATTTATGAGGTTTTATACATATATAGTATTCTAACAATTCGTTTACAAATACAATATCTCCCCTTTTATAATTATTATTTGTAAACCAATATCCGGTATACATTTGTATTAATGAAAGTGTAATAATACATTTTCATTTTTTTTTAAATTAATTTATTGCGGTGGTTGACATTTATCTTTTACATTAAATCCATAATTTACCAACAAAGTTGCAATATATGGTGCAGTTTCTGGCTTATCAAATGATAAATTATAAGGTAATCCAGCTGCATAAGCAATTTTCATTAATAGTTCTTTTGAATCTTTAGTTTTTGTTCGCAGCATTAATTCTTGGAATGAATATTGCACAGCATTTGCAAATTTAGAACGATCACCCTCAAATATTTTAATCAAGTCATCCATTGTGACACTTTCACAACCAGGATACAATGCAGTTTGTGGTTCTAACAATTTTGAATTTCCAGATGGTTTGTAATCGGATGAATAATTTGAAAACGATTCAAAAAATCCTCTACCAGATAATAGATTCATACCAAATACATAAATTATGGCAATCAAGACTGCTAATTGCAAATCTTTTTCGCTTAAATAAACTATTAAGGCAATCAAAAACAATTTAACAAATGTATTTTTAAACAAATTTTGCAAATATTCTGGAGCTTTAGGTGAAATTTGAGCTGCATAAAGAGCCAATGTTATTTTTAAAACTGCCATAATATAAGGATTTGATAATGGATAAGATAATTGTTTTTCAACAAATTTTTCAGCTTGACTTATGTATTCCATATTTATTTATATTATACGTAAATAAAAAAAAATTAGCATTTATAAAAAAATTAGCATTTATAATTAGCATTTAAAATTAGCATTTATAATTAGCATTTATAATTAGCATTTATAATTAGCATTTATAATTAGCATTTAAAATTAGCATTTATAATTAGCATTTATAATTAGCATTTATAATTAGGCATTTAAAATTAGGCATTTATAAAAAAACTAAATTTAATTTGTTTAATCTGATATATAATTTTACTAATCATTATTATGGAAACTATACAATATAGTTTAAATAATTCAAAAGATTATAGTATTGACATAAACCGTACTATTATCAATTCAAAACAAGAAAAATACGTAAAGGAAAAATACGTACACAAACATAATGAGGATTCTAATAATATTTTTGACGAATATTGTTTAAATATATATGGGAAAAAAACTTGTATTTTTTTTGAAATCGCATCAGATGTATTCCAAGTTAGATTTCTGGATAAAAATAAAACAAATCATACATACAATAACATTAAACGATCACAATTTTATGTAGATATTCCAAAACTAGTAGAAAAAACATATACTGTAATTATTGTAGAAAATATAAAATTCACGAATACTAAAGAAATTGTTGCAATTCATTCGTCACCAAATCTAATGTAATTTTAAATTAATTTAAAAACAAATTAATTTAACTATTAGATGCCTCACGATATGATTGACGAGTATTTTGAAATTTACAATAACAGTATTCAAGAATATGGAGAACGTACTTGTGTATTTTATGCTTGTGGAAGTTTTTACGAAGTTTATCGTATAGAAAATAAAAATGAAACAATAGGTAATGCCAATATTATAGCAGAAATTATTAGATGTGATTTTTCCAATAAAAATAAATCTCGAAGATTAGAAGAAGGAAGTAGTAGAGCATTTCCTGATTTTTGTGGTTTTGGAATTCCTTATTTACCAAAATATTTAACACCTTTATTAGAAAACAATTATACAGTTGTTATAGTAGACCAACTAGAGACTAGTAGTGAACGTAAGGGTAAATTAGTTAAAAGAGGTGTAGTAGCAGTACATTCACCTTGTCTTAAAGGTAGTGATTTTGAAACTTATCTTGACACTGAATTTTATTTTTTAAATATATTTTTTGAAATAATCGATCCAAATCCCAAAACAAATCGTAATGGAGTATTATTATATTCCGTATGTAGTTTAAATAATACAACAAATACAATAGAAATTAATGAAAATGTAATAGAATTCAAATCAAATGAATTTAGATTATGCTTAGATGATGTTAATAAAATTTTATCAAGATATAATACAAAGGAAATTAGATCATATATTATTTCAGAAAGTGGTTTTGATTACACAAATACATTGAAAAAATTCTTTCAAGAAATGAATATTACATATAAATTAAATGTCATTGGAGCCAATATCAACTACAGTAAACGTAATATCCAAACAGAATATTTTAAGAAAATTTATAAACATATAAACTTTGGTTTAATTGACCCATTAGAATATCTATCATTACTTGACAAACCGTTATCAACTATTAATTTTATGTATTTGATTGATTTTATGGCAGCTCACGATATAAAATACACTACCAATTTAGCAATTCCAAAAATTGTAAAGGAATCTTTAAATTTAACATTAGAGTTAAATACTATACATCAACTCAATATATTACCTCAACATATAACAACAACAACAAATCATAAGATATCTAGTATTTTTGATGTTGTTAATTATACAATAACTTCTATAGGCCGAAGACATTTAAAACAAACATTAACAAAACCTTTTCGTAATCCTTCAACAATAAATTTTAGATATAACTTGACTGAAGAATTAATGAATAATTTTGATGTAAAGAAGATTGAAACACATTTGAATAACATAACCGATTTTGATAGATTACATAGAAAAATGGGTTTAGAGGAATTACATCCTTATGAATTTGAACGATTACATAATACATATATAAATATAATGAATTTATTTGATACATTAGCAGATACTAAATATTTAAAATCAACGATTCCTAAAGATAACATATTGATATCATTTGCTGAATATATATCTGATTACAAAGTTTCATTTAATTTAACAGAAATGAAACGCATCGGGTTAAATACATCAAAGGAAGAATTTGTCAACTTTTTTAATAATAGTATTTTTTCTGATTTGGATAAAATTCAACAAGATATACATTTATTAGAAACATCAATCGAAACATCGAGACAAAGTTTTGATGATATACTAAATGAGAAAAATAAGAGTACGGTTAAGCAAGGTACTTTACCGAAGACGGTTAAGCAAGGTACTTTACAGATGGTAAAATTAGGATTTACTGATAACGATGGTTATTTTTTTACATGTACAAAAATACGTTATCAAAAATTGTTAAAGGATTGTAAGGATGAAAATTTTACAATGAAATCTACAAGTAATATGTGTAAATTTTATACAGATGATTTAACAAAATTATCTAACCGTTTAATTGCAACAAGAGAATTACTTGTAAAAAAAGTAAAATTACATTATATAAATAAATTACAAAGTTATTCAAATAAATATTACAATGTTTTTACAGAATTATCACAATTTGTTGCTATAATAGACGTATCGTTAAGTAATATGAAATGCGCTAAACGAAATAATTATTGTAGACCAAATGTAGATGATAATGACGAATCATTTTTTATTGCTAAACAATTACGTCATCCTATTATAGAATTAATAAATAATGATACAGAATATATACCTAATGACATTACATTAACAAAAGACTCATTGGGTATGTTAGTATATGGATTAAATAGTAGTGGTAAGTCCAGTTTATTAAGATCTATTGGAGTATGTCTTATTTTAGCTCAATCTGGATTGTATACTCCGTGTAAAAGTTTTAATTATGCACCATTTCACACTATTATATCACAAGTAGATTTAGCGGATAATCTTTTTGCAAACAAAAGTAGTTTTACAAGTGAAATGTGTGGATTAAAACGGATATTACATTGTGCAGGAAAAAATACTTTGGTTTTATCAGATGAACTTTGTAGAGGTACAGAAGTAAACAGTAGTTGTGCAATAGTAGTATCTACATTATTAAATTTGATCAATAAAGACACAAAATTCTTTTTTACTACACATTTACACGATTTACCAAAAATTCCACAAATATCATCAGAATCAAGAATAAATGTATGTCATCTTAGTGTTGAAACAAGAGAATCTACCATTATTTTTGAAAGATGTCTTAAACCAGGATCAGGTAGTGATTTATATGGTTTAGAAGTATGTAAATCAATTATTCAAGATTCTACTTTTATTGATTTAGCATTTAACATAAGAAATTACATAATTTCAAATAATACAAATATTATAGATACAAAACGTAGTAGATATAATAACAAAAAAATAACAAACGAATGTCAAGTGTGCGGATATAAACCAAAACGTGGTCAAGTCCCATTGGATACTCACCATATTAATGAACAAAAGAATTGTGACGAATCTGGCTTTGTAAATGACAAACATTTTCATAAAAATAAAATTTATAATTTAGTTAGCTTATGTAAAAGTTGTCATTTAAAAATTGACACTGGGGAATTAGTAATACGTGGTTATAAATCAAGTACTTCCGGTGTACTTTTAGATTACAATTTAAATTAAAAATTTATTTTTCAGGGTATAAATTTAACCACGTCATACACCATAAGAAATATATGTTTAAAAATGAATATTTTTTATAATTTTTTATATTATTTTACTAATTTTTGTTAAAACTTTTTTAAAAGTTTATAGTAAATGCAAAATCAAGATATAATTTTAGAAATAGTATACAATTTACGCACATTAAATGATGTAAAAAATTATTGTAAAACAAATAAATTTATAAGAAATATATGTATGAACAACAAAAATATAATATTAAAAAACTTTATTAAAAAATTATTTGGTGCATATAATAATGAATATCACGAATTATTTTTATTATTACATAAATTAAAAGACACCAAAATTCTAAACAATTCATCTATAGATATATCAACTTTAAATTGGTATAAAATATTGAATTCTAAATATAATAAAAGTAATGAGTTTTTAAATTATTTTAACGATTATACAAAAGAATTTATACGTTTACTTGATATAAATAGAAAAATAGCTAATGTTATTCAACATTCTAAGAATGAAGGTTATATATTATCAAAAGCTCAAATACAAAATATTAGACAAAATGTTAGGAATAATCCTGAAGACTTTTCCTAAAAGTTTATTTTTCAAGAAAACATTATAAAAATGTACATTACATTGTATTAAAACAATTTAAAAATAATTTTGTTTTCATGGACATTACATTGTATTAAAATGGATAATTTTATTTTTTCTTCGTTAGTTTATTATCTTTCATTACAAAGATGTAGTAAATACAATGATTTTTCTATTCATGGTTTATGGCCAGATTATATCAATGGTGGTTATCCACAATTTTGCACAAATCAAAAATTTAATTTATCTATTATTAGACCTATTTTAGATGACTTAAATAAACATTGGAATAGTTGCAGTGGTAAATCAGATACATTTTGGAAACATGAATTTGAAAAACACGGAACCTGTTTTGACCCACCTACAACAGAATTTGATTATTTTAACAATACGTTAACTACATTTCATAAATTAAAAAACGATGGTACTATCAATAATTTATGTAACGATAAATTTAACTGTATGATCGAATTACCTAATTATAATGTTTATACTAATTAATCTTTATTTGTTTTTAATATTTGTTACGTAACGATAAAAGGTTAATTGTTTTATTTAAGTATGTTTTAAATAAAATAAACATCTTAACAAATGATTTAACAAGACTGTCATATATGTTAAATTATTAAGCGGTGGTGGTGTGGACGGGTGGGGTATGACGGGTGGGGTATGACGGGTGGGGTATGACGGGTGTATTTTTTAATCAGTGTATTTTTTGCTTGTATTGTCTCGATCGTATGCTAGCTGTTTTAGTATATTGTATTTCTTCACTAAACACAAACGAAAATCTAAAATTAGTTTATACTTTTTAAATAAATCCAAAGTATTACTTTCTACTTTACTTACTTTACATATCGGACATAAGATAGCGAACCGACTATCACTGTCACCACTATCACTGCCCTTATCACTACTATTATCACTACAACTATAATTTTTTTCTAAATAATTAAATTTCACATAAGTCATAAAACATTGTAAATCAAAAATATGTTTACAAGGTAAAATAAACACGTCCCCCTTAAAATCATTACAACACAATACACAATTTTGCTGTTTATACAATGAAAAATCATCAAATGTTTTAAAGGTACGAATAGTAGATTTTTTATTAGTATAATATTCTAAACCAATAAACATATTTATGTTTGTGTTTATTTAAAAGGATAAATTTTTAGTTTTTTCTTAAATGATTTGCAAATCGAGATCGAGAACGAGAACGAGAACGAGAACGAGAACGAGAACGAGAACGAGAACGAGAACGAGAACGAGAACGAGAACGAGAACGAGAACGAGAACGAGAACTAGATCGAGAACGAGATCGAGAACGAGAACTAGATCGAGAACGAGATCGAGAACGAGAACGAGAACTAGATCGAGAATTATATAGTACAGTCATTAGTTATTTGTTTTCGAATACCTTATTTGTTTTCGAATACCGGGTTAAACAAATATTTACAAGGGTCATTAAGTTTGAATGGAATAATTATACAGTTATGATGAGTGGATTTTTCACCATTTACCTTTGCTAGTTCAAAGTTGTCAAATACACCTAATGGATCACGTGTGTTTTTGTGAAGAACAACATAAACGGTATTTGCATTTTTATTTCTTGTTACTGTTGATCGTGACTCTTGTTGTTCAATTTTTTGAGTTGGTGCTTTTGGTGGATCTGGAATTTTTGGTAGTTCTGGGATTTTTGGTGGTGATGTTTTATAAAAATAATTAATTATATTATACATTATAATACTATATCTAAATAAATTATTTATTCTAATTTATTTAGTTAATTCACTCATTTAATTTACCATTTATGAGATTTGTAAATATCAATTAATTTATTTTCAAATTCATCAGTAAATCCTGTATAATCACAAATAGGACCATTTACAAAACATTTTCTAACACGTTGTTTAAGACCCTGTAATTTGTCTATATTATTTGCAAACCAAACTGCTTTACTAATATACTCTTCTTGTGAATAAGTTACATATTCTGGTAAACCACTATTTTTCATTAAACTAGTTGTCACATTTTGAGAATGGTAATGACGTACATTATCAAATAACGTAAGAATGGGGACACCCATCATTAAACTTTCACAACTTGTTGTTGTACCAGAATATGGGAATGTATCAACTGCAATATCCATTTTATTGTAATCTGGTAAATGTTCGGAATAAGTATCAGAATATGGCATAATAATAACTCTATCTAACACAGATTTATCCTTGAATGCATTTAGGAATTGAGCCCTTAATTTAGGAGTTAAAAACTCTTTTGTTTTAATCATAAACCTTGCATTCGGTGCCTGTTGTAAAATTTTCTCCCACACTCCAATCACCATATCATTAACCTTGTTGTATCTATTAAATGTACCAAATGTAATCCACCCATTCTTTGTACAAGGTTGTTCAGTAACAATTTCTGGAATGTCTTTAATTCCCATACTTGGTGTATATGCCAAAAAACAACGGTCCATGAAAATAAAACGTTCCTGATAATATTTTTGACTTTTATCACTGTCACAAAATTTATCTGTAATACGATAATCCATTGATCGAATACCACTCGAATTAGGATACCCACAATAACTAATTTGAATTGGCGCGGGCTTTAATACAAAAGTATCTAATCGATTATCACCAGTATGCGCAGACATATCAAATAATATATCAATCTTATCAGATTGAATACGACTTTTAAAATCTTCATTTGACATGTTTTTTACCACAGCCCATTTACATTTAGGAAATAGTTCTTCCAACTTTACAACCTTTACAGAATAACAAGTTACATTAAAAAGGTCATAATTTATATGACTCAAAATACTATGTAAAAAGTAACTAACTGGATGACAAATAAAATCACCAGATACAAAACCTATATTAATCTTTGTACCAGATTTCACTAAATCACCCTTTGATTTACATTTAACAATTTCATCTTTTACTTTATAATCTGGACATCCAATACGATAATCGTCAATTACAAGTGGATAAATCTTATTGATTGCCTTGTGAATACGTGAAATATACATCGGATCTTCTATTAAATGAGAAATATAATTTGAATCTAATAATTTATTTTGATATGCCAATGAAAGACGTGGTTTATATTTTAATGCTCTGTTATAACCATCAATTGCACCAACAAAATCACATTCATAACATTTTGCTAAACCCATATTCATATACATACTTGCAATTAACATATCTTTATCAACTGAAATATGTGCATTCTTGTAATTTTCAATACCACGAGTATAATGTTCAATAGCCTTATCAGTAATTCGTAACTCTGTGTAAACTACACCAATTTGATTGTTAACATCAGGGTCATTCGGATCTATATCATAAGCCAATTTAAAATAATACAAGGCAGTATCACGATCCTGAATAGTAAAATAAATACTACCAAGACCATTTAAACATTTAATCTTGAATTGCTTAAAAGCAATCAAAGCAGATTCTTCTTTTGTATTTGTCATCAACAAATCAATAATCCCAATTGATAATTTATAATGATACACACTACTATCCAATTTATGAGTTCTATGATACATAAATCCAAAATTATAATGAAGTTGATAATCACAAGGATCAACTACCAAAATCTGATTCAAAAATACTAAATTTTCCTCTGCATTTGGATTAAAAATAGTCAAATATAAAAATACCATTTTAAATGTTTCCATAGCTCGCCGATTAAATGGCTCTAATGATAATACCTTTCGTAAATGGGCAATTGCCATATACAATGTATTCCTTTCTTGATCGCTAAACCCCCCTCTATTCATATGTAAACCAACAGTCCTAACCAACAACTCTGCACTAATATAATATGTTTCTAAAATTTCATTTTTATGTCTATTCATCACAAAAGGATTAATTTCATCTAAAAATTTAATTAAACGCCCAGATAATCGTATACATTCCAGATATTTTTCATTATCTGTTCGTTGTTCTTTAATAAGAATTTCTTGAGCTGCATCATATGTACTTTTCAAACCTACAAATTCGGATAAAAACATTTCAATTGAAGTAACAGAAGTCGTTTCCATTTTACCTTTTATCTTTTAAATATTACAAAGTTTTAAATTAACAATTTTTAACGTAACTGATAATTTTTATTAAAAATTTTACTTTTAATTTTCATTTTCATTTTCATTTTCATTTTCATTTTCATTTTCATTTAATTCCCCAAAACGTGGCTTCTGTTTGTCTAATAACTTTGTTAATCTATTAAATTTATATGTACATATTCTTTGCCTACCATTCCATACTTCTACCCAATAACTCATATAATCATCCTGCCAATTATCACATAATGCTCTATTAATCATTTCTTCATCTGATATTTTAGTTTCAGCAAGTGGTTTTGTTTTTAAAGTTGTATCTAGAAAAAATTCTAATGCTTCATCTAAATTTTTTGCGGTACCCAGAATCCACATACCTTCATATGCTATCGTAGATAATAATATATAAGATAAGTTGTTATCCATTTTTCAATTAAAAATTAATTAGTTTTAAATTAAAAATTGTAATTTTTTTATGTATTTAGTATGTCATTTTTTCTTTTTAAATAATAAACTTCATTAAATATAGTTTTATTATCAAGACGATATTTTAATGTACTAGGTTTTAATCCTAAATCTCTAGATGCTTCTTTTTGAGAATCCCATTCTTGTAAAATTTCATTAGGATTATCTTTGTGAACTTTACATATTGATATTTTTTTACATAAAGTTGATGTTATTCCGGTTCCCTTTAATACATTTTCTTGAATTGTAATACCATACCATCCATGATAACTAGAAGTTCCTTCAAAGAAATAATCTTTAAAAAAATACTTGTCTAAAAATTTACATAAACTATTTATATCTGATTTCGTAGGATTTTTTTTATTATTACTATTACACCATTTCTCATAAGAATCTTTTAACGTAGATCTATTTAATTTTCCAGTTGGAACCTTTACACAATTACTTTTAAGAAAATTTTCAAAATCTGTAAATGGTTCTTTAAATTCAAATTCGTAAAAAGATTTATTTAAATTTATACCTAAAACACATCTCATATCTGTATTAAACATTTTATTAAACATCCTTTTAACAATAAACTTTGATTCTATATATTGTTCAAAATCTTTATAATTAAATATACTATTTATTTTACTCCACGTTTTATATTGGTATACCAATTCTCTCATAGATATATACTCCAAATCATGTATTATACAAGAATCATTAATAAATCTGTTAAATATTATTGTATCTTTATCATTAGCTGTATCGTCTAGTAAATCAATATCTTTTATAATAATATCCGTCTGAACGCATTTTTCAACTTGTACAATTTGTTTTTGTAATACTATTTCGTTTTTATTTATTGATTCTAATTCTTCAGATATATTATTAAAAGAATATTTATCAACAAATTCTATACATTTTTCTATAGTTTTTATAAAGTAAATAACTAATTGTTCATTTGATACATAAAACCACTCCTTTTGTTTCTTAATTTTATGTGAAAATAATGCACTATGGATTAATCTTTCTGACAATACTACATTTTTTGTTTCAAATGTTTTTACTAATTCTAAAGAATTTGTACTCGACCCACAATTTAAATTTTTAACTCTTTCAGATGGATTTTCTGATAAACCTATTTTGTAATGGCCAATATTAGAATTGTCTTTTATTAAATAAATATACCCATTTGATTTATAAAATCCTTCGGTTTCTGGCTTATTTTCTAATCTTTTTATTAATTTAATTTGTTCTTTTAATAAATTTTCTTTTTCTTCTAATTGACGTTTCAATTCACCACTTTCATTAAATATAATGTCGTCAAGAATATTTCCAGCCCATTTTCTAAATTTCTTGGCTATTTCTTTTTTGGAGTTGTAAAGTAAACGATAAACTCCTTGTGAACTTAAAAATGTGGTATCTTGTATACGTTTTTCGGTGTCATAGGCTTTACGTATAACACGCTCATCATCTTCTTCGTAATTTTGTATTGTTGAATGTATATTGACAATACCTAATACTTTACCTATATCAGATGCTTTAAAATAATATATTTTTTTATTATCTATATCTTCATGTAAAATTGATATTGGGTTATTTTCAAATGCTTTAACTATACAATTATTATCTGTTTTTATTTCTTCTATCATTTAGACTTGTTATATTCTGTTTATAACGCTATAAGGTATATTATTTTTAAATTTAAAACATATTTAAAAAGACGTTATACTCTTTGAAAATCATCAGAATCATTGTAATTTTACGCAAAATATTTAAACTTTTTGTAAATTTTTACATTTTAATTTAAAAACAAAATGAATTATAATATAAAGAATAGTGTTATTATTTAAATGCAACAACCTTCAGAAGAAGAATTGAAAAAATTAAGAAGAAAGGTAAAAGCACTCCAAAAACGTCCACAACCCGAACAAAGAACACCAGAATGGTATACCGCAAGACACAAACGAGTTACGGCAAGTGAGGCAGCAAGTTGTTTATTCCTTTCTAAAAAAACTTGCGAACCATACGTCGAAGAATTTAATATTAAAAATTTCAAATACCAAGATACTACACCATTAAATCATTACGAAACAAGAGAAGATTATATTATTAAAAAGTGCTCGGCATTTTATGGCGAAAATGTATTTAAAGATTCTATTTATACACTTTGGGGTAAAAAATACGAAGAAGTTGCTAATACACTTTATTGTCAATTAAATAATACAACAGTTATAGAATTTGGTCTTGTTTCACATTCTAGATTAAAATGGTTAGCAGCAAGTCCTGATGGAATTACACCAGATGGAGTTATGTTGGAAATTAAATGCCCCAAAAGTAGAAAAATTGACGAATCTCGAGTCCCTATACATTACTGGACACAGACACAAATCCAGATGGAGTCGATTGACCTTGATGTATGTGATTTTTTTGAATGTGAAATAGAAGAATTAGAATCAGAACAAAGATTTATAGATCAAAATCTTGGTGATAAACAAGCTAAAGGTATAGTATTACAAATAGCAAATAGTGGACCAGATCCTAAATTTATCTATTCACCACATCATATTAAAACTACTCAAGAATACATAGATTGGAAAAATGAACAAATGTCTTTACGTCAAGATTTAATACCAACTTATTATTTTGTAACCAAATATAATAACCAAAGAGTAAAAAGAAGTAAAATTTGGTTTAATAATGTCAAAGAAGAACTTAAACGAACTTGGGATATTATTATGAATTTACAAGAATCCGAAGAAAATTTCAATAAATACAAAGAGTCTATACATAAAATTAAAAGTAAAAAATTTTATGACCGTTTTGATTCAACAGTTTGCGAAATAGAAGACGATATTTCTTCTTTCGTATTAGAAGAAGAAATATCAGAAACAACACTACCAAAACCAACACAATCACAACCAATAGAACCGGAAACACAAGAACCAATTTGTTTAATTGACTAAGTTATTAAGTTATTTTAAATTATTTTTATATATAATTAATATAGTATATATAATGAGTAAAACTAATCCTAAATTCTATATAAATCCTATAACAGGAAGATTAATAAAATCAAATGGTAAAATATACAAAAATTTAAAAAATAGAAGATTCTCTATTGATAAAGACAAATGTTTGTATAATGTTAAGAGTGCTAAACACTGTTTAGAAAGAGTTTTGAGATTATATCCTGATATAGTACACCCACCTTCTAGTTTTATCAATATTCCAAAAACTTTTAAACACGGAAATGCTCGAGCATTTATAAAACATAAAAATCGTATTATAGGTTTTATTAATAAATTTGGACAAAAACACCGTCTTTATAAACCTATTTATACTAGTAAAAATTTACCTTTAGTACAAGATCACCATGGTATTTTACCAAATATTTTAAAAAATTACCAAACAATAAACAAAGATGAACAAAAAATAGTAGAAAAACAAATTCAAAAGGGACAACCACTACAATCACCTGACAATATGAAATTTTTATTTAATCCTTTACAAAATGATTTTATACCTATTAATTCAAATATCAACAAACAAGAATCACAAGAAATTATAAATACTATAAATAAAGAACTTGTACCAAAACAATTACCACCAATAACACCATTTATGAATATTTCCGGTATAGTTAAAGACTTGGACAATATAGTTGGTATAATTGATCAAAATAACCAAATTAAAAAATTCAAAATACCTATTAAAATTATCAATCTAACACCTAAACAAATTCTACAAGGCCCTCCTGGACCACAAGGACTACAAGGACTACAAGGCGAACAAGGGCTTCCTGGACAAGGACTACAAGGCGAACAAGGGCCTCCTGGACTAGGGCTACAAGGACTACAAGGCGAACAAGGACTACAAGGCGAACAAGGACTACAAGGCGAACAAGGGCCTCCTGGACAAGGACTACAAGGACTACAAGGCGAACAAGGATTACAAGGACTACAAGGATTGCAAGGATTACAAGGACTACAAGGCGAACAAGGATTACAAGGACTACAAGGATTGCAAGGATTACAAGGGCCTCCTGGACAAGGACTACAAGGACTACAAGGCGAACAAGGATTACAAGGACTACAAGGATTGCAAGGATTACAAGGATTACAAGGACTACAAGGACTACAAGGACTACAAGGACTACAAGGTGAAAAAGGCAAAGATGGTGAAAAAGGAGAACAAGGCAAAGCTGGTGAAAAAGGAGACACTGGATTACAAGGATTACATGGTGAAAAAGGAGAACAAGGCAAAGCTGGTGAAAAAGGAGACACTGGACTACAGGGACTACAGGGACTACAGGGACTACAGGGACTACAAGGAATACAGGGACTACAAGGAATACAGGGACTACAAGGAATACAAGGTGAAAAAAGTAAACCTGAACCAACAGTTACAACTCTTTCTGAACCAATTAAACCTGATCTAACAACTGTTTCTGAACCTGAACCGATAGTTACTGTTTCTGAACCTGAACCGATAGTTACTGTTTCTGAACCGACAACAACTGATCTAACAACCGATCTAACAACTGATCTAACAACCGATCTAACAACCGATCTAACAACCGATCTAACAACCGATCTAAAAACCGTTTCTGAACCGATAGTTACTGTTTCTGAACCAACAATTGTTTCTGAATCTGATCTAACAACTGATCTAACAACTGATCTAACAACTGATCTAACAACTGATCTAACAACCGATCTAACAACTGATTCTGAACCTGAACCGACAACAGTTTCTGAACAAACAGTTAAACCTGAACCGACAACACCTGATCTAACAACTGATCTAACAACTGATCTAACAACTGATCTAACAACTGAACCAACAACTGAACCGACAACACCTGATCTAACACCTGAACCAACACCTGATCTAACAACTGATCTAACAACTGATCTAACAACTG